TGAACCTCTTATAATTTTACCCATTATGCTTCTCCTGCTACGACTTGTTGTGTATCAATACCTGCTGATATGACTACAGATCCAGTGACAATTTCTCCGTAACATAAAGGTATACTAGTTCCAGCCCTGTCAGTATTTTGTACGCCAGAGAAACTAAATGAAATGCGTGGATCTTCTTCATTACTAAACTCTTTCATTTGAGGTACAGGAAATAACATATCAGATACACCTTGCAAAACTAAAGAAGCACCAAGATATACCGCACCTTTTGTTATTGCTCCTGATACACCTGTTAATGCACCAAAACCAGTAACACCTTTACTAAAAGAAAAAGATAAAGCGGGGTTAAATAAAAAAGCCCCTCCAATTAAAGCAGCACCTAATAAAATTTTACCTAACCCCCCTCTACCTCCTGCACCACTTATAACAGGTACAATACTGACACCTTCACTGCCAATCGGATTATGTAATTCATCTTCTCCAATATCGTAGTCATTAACAATAACCTTATAATATCTATCATTCATATGGCCTTCTAGCTGTGGAAAGTTAGTCACTAAAAACTTAACAGCATCAGCAGTGGAGTTTATTACGGCATCAAATTCTTTATGACCTACAAAGTCAGCTAATTCTCCATATAATTTAACTTTTTTGAGCATAGCGATACCTCTTACCAGTACATTTTAACAACCATTCAGAGTAAGGCTCTCTACAAGATAGTCTATCCGCTAAATGATGTAAAACCATATCTCCTAAGAAAATCGCCACATGATTTAAAGTTGGATACATAATAGACATTAACAATACATCTCCCTCTTTTAATTTCTCATCTGGTCTAAGTTCTCTAAAACCTGTTCGCCATGCATAACTTTCAAATAATGGATCGAACAAAAACTCATCTGCTGTCATTGTTCTTTCATAGTCTTTTAAAATAATTCCTTTTTCTTTTTTGTAGTAATCAACAACTAAACTCCAACAATCGGTGACACCCCAAACCCATTGCCTGCCTAACAAAGGTGCTTCGTATCCCGTTGGTTCTACATAAGCCCATTCTTCTGTTTTTGGATTGACAATATGCCAGGGTAATTTACTTTGTTCACAACTTACTTTATCTGCCTGACTAGGTTCTGGAGTAGAAACTGGATGACTGTGAATAATAGCAGTTATTTCGCCAAGATTATCTGCTTTTACATAATCTTCTGGATTTAAAATAAAATGCTGATGAGATGTAATGGCTAGATTTTCACAAGGATAGTATCTTTCTTTACCTCGTATATTTAGCAATAATCCCACAGATTCTTTTGGGTCTTGGTCTTTCGCATGAACCAATGCGTCATCTTTCCAACTCATTGAACAAACGTACCAATAGCAGGAAATAAAGCTCTGGTACATTGTCTTTTTGGTACTCTTATGCCAGCCAAGTCAAATACTGCTGCTAATTCAAACTCAACTACTTCTCTGTTTTCTGCTGATTTACGATCTACTGAATAGATTTCTCTTGGAAATTCTGCATTAGGGTCAGGTGTACCGAAAGGATTATTACCTGTAAAGTTTGCATTATCAATAAATCTTGCTAGTGTTCTTATTCTAGTAACAGTAGCACCTGTAAGATCATTACCAGTAGTTACAGTATTTACTGATTGCAAGATCGCAGATATAGTTCCAAAAGCGTTACTTACAGTTAATTTAGGTCTTGGTAGTTGACCACGCTGAAAAGCAAAACCTTCAGCAACGATAGGAAATCTTGTATAAGTATTACCAGCCCAAACTATGTTTTGGTTCGTTTCATTAGAACCTGAGTGAAATCTATATACCGTGTTAGCACCATGTAAAGCAGTTTTAAGAGTAAGAGTAAATAATTCAATTACTGATCCTGGATTTATCTTAGATATGTCATCAAAAATACTGCTAAATGCTTCGTAAATAACAGTTCCATCGTAAACACTTTGGCCTATAATTTTTGTCCATGAGGGTTCTCCAGCACCAGTTGTTCCTGCCGTTGTTACACGAAAGAACATTCCATCAACACCATTTGTAGGGCAAACAATATTTCCTAAACTTTTAGCTGTGTTTGCTGTCCAAACAGTAGCAACAGTCATGGTTCAAATACCTCTCTAAATGTTGCTTGTATTGTTGCCCTGTTTAAATATGGAATTGATTTATTCCATGTTTCGCAAACAAATTTAGACGAACTAGCTTCTCCTGGTGGAGTAAAATCAAAGCTGGCACTATCATTTGCTCTTGCATCTAAAAATGTTTCTATAGTATCTGCATCTGTTTCTGACACATTAAAAGTAAATGTAAATATCTTTGGATTTTGATGTTGAGCCAACCCAAATAATATTCTATGTTCATATCCGTCTGCAAAACGAACTGTTCTAGTATTAGGTGCGGATCTTTTTTGTTGTCCGTATGTTGGAGTGATTGAAGGAAAAGTAGCCATTATGCAAGTAAACCTCCAGGT